GCCCAGAGGAGTTAATGTTAATCCCGCTATCTGCGGTTGCATTAGTCCACATTGTGAATGAATCATTAGAATTATTGTAATAAAGCTGTCCCTGTGTGGATGAACCGCTATCTCCAAAAAAGAAACCCGCAATAGAAGAAGCTCCTGCCAACAAACTCATACCTACAGAAGCTGGCCCCTCGATCACTACATCATCTACTTCCGTGTAAGCAGTAAGAGCCGTTGATCCAATTCTTAATCTTTCAGCACTCGCATCCCAGAAGAACTTAGGCGTAGTGCCTGTATCTTCGTAGAAGGAGATGTCGCCAATAGAATTTAATGTTTGTCTTTTTTTGCCATCGGTGTAGAAATGTATGTCATTCCCGCCAGAAGCGGCTTCATAAATAAAAAAGTCAGCAGTTGAGTCATTAGAAACGCCCATTATCCAATCTGAACCTGTAGTTGTTGCAGAATTGAATGAAATCTGACATCCATTTGCCGTTGAATTTAGATCAACTAACCCAACGGAACTGCTATCAACAGTCAACCCATCCGCAGTCACCGTACCTGTGACATCAATGCCTGTTGAGGTTGTGGCGAGTTTGGTGGAGCCTGAATACTTCAACTCAACATCGGTTGCGTCTGCGGCAACATTGGTCTGGGTCAATGAGGTAATTCCATCGACTGTGCCGCCGTTGATGTCAACGGTGTTATTCGCAACTGGAGAGATCGGCAGGGTGTACCAAGCAGAGTTTGCTGAATTGCGGATCTTCAAGACATTGTTCGTGGTGTCCATCCAGAGTTGGTACGAATATGTGGTCGAAGGCTCACTAGCCCCAGAGTGAGTTGTGAAGATTGCAGAAAGGGCGTTATTGATGTCGCTACGGACATTTGCGCCTGTATCGTTACTGATAATTCCGTCATGCTGCGACATAGATCAAACTCCTTTGTAGGCTCTGATGCCCATAATTGCATTGTACATTGTAGCCTGTGAAACGCCGTAGGCGCGGGCCAGTTTTGCAGTAGATTTTCCTGTAATTCGATAAATGTCGCGAAGCATTTTTACAACAATATCAGGCAGTTTCTTGTTTGCGCTGCGTACTTTTTGACTTGCCGCATTTGCTCGTAATATCGCATTCTTGTAGATGCCAAGATTATGCGCATGGCGTATATTTTCGCTAACAGTTACCCATTCAAGATTTGATACCGCATTGTTTAATTTGTTTGCGTCAATATGATTGATCTGCGGCTTGTTTTCTGGATTTTCCAAATAAGCTTCGGCAACAATTCTATGAACCCTCTTAAGCTTTATTTTCTTTCCGGGCTTGCATAAGTTCACAGAAAAATAATTGTTACAAAGTATCGGCTTCAAAAACTTGTTGCTTTTGTGCGACCAAACCTTGCCGTCCTCGGTAACAGAATAATGACCTTCGTAATCAAGAACGCTTCTCATCAAAATCCCCGGCTGAAGTAGTTGAATGTCCGCGAAACCCCGCTGGCCCCGCTATTGAAGAATTGTATATCAAATCCAGTTTCGCTCTGGTTTGAGATTGTATAGTAATCGCCTGAATTCATATCCTGTGCCGTGATTGCCACGCTTGGCTCGACATAGAATCGGCTGGTATAGGTCACGCCAAATACCCCGGTTCCAGTCGTGTTGCCCTTGACCCATTCTGTGCGGTCTGGCGCATCGATTTCGACTTCCAAGGTGGAAATGTAAATCTGGTGCGAGGTGTCTGTGATGGATACTTCGACCTTGAACTTGAACGCTCTGGCTTCGTAATCGCCCACAACAATCTTTTTCCAGCTTGACCAAGTTGGGCTTCCGGATGGGTCATCGTCGGTTGTGGCCACATAAATCGTCGCCGTGACATCGGTCATGTCCTTTCCGTTATCGTCCCAATCCTTCCATGAGTCCAGATAAGCGGTGCGCTGGTCGATGGTGTCAGCAGTATCGCCTACGGTGAAGGCTAGGGTTGGAGTGACGCGCCAAGTCTGCTTAAAGCCTAGGTCAATGTAATCATCGAACTCATAGCTGCCAGCAGGCTCCAGACCACCGACTGCATCGAATAGTCCCCATTCGTCCATGTACTGCGTGATGGAGTCAATCGCGAGATCGGCTTGCAGCTTCAGCACCGGCGGAACAGCAGTTTCATCCACCACCATGTTCGTTTTCGTGCCGGGGAAGGTCGGGTCTTGTTCGTTAAGAACTACAAAATTCAGGTTTAGCAGAGATGGGACCGTCGTGACCACTTGAGCGGCGTTCTCGGATTCATTCCCTGTGGAATCCACGGCCTTCGCCATGTAGGTTCCAGACAGCAAAGGCAGAACTACACCATTCGTTGAGCCTGCAATCTGCTGCCCAATATCGATGGCATTTTTCCACTCCGCGCCTGAGGTCAATGTGGAATAGCGGAAGCGGATCGTGCCGCCTACCTTTACATCGAGGTCTGTCGCAGGAGTCCAGCCAAAGTGCGCCTGACCATTGATGATCTGTAGCGAAAGGCCAGTGATGTCCGCAGGGCGAGCCGTGAGGCCATACACAACCTGTCGGACGGTAGACCATGCTGAAGCCACGCCAGCGTCGTTGACCGCTCTCACGCGGAAGTCGTAAGTCCCCGGCTGCTGATCGAGGAAGTCGAAGAAAGTGCCGTCAGAGAAACCAATCGTTTCCCATTGCGAGTCTGAGTCCAGCTTGCGCGCGCACTCGTAATAATCGATATAAACCCCGATGGCTTCCCATTCGGTGTTGTTGGTCGATGCTGCCCAAGTCAATCGAGCCTTCGCCTTCACGCCAGAACCATTGGTGGTGACATACAGCGATTCAGTCACGCCGTTCACCGCAGGCACATCCACCGGATCAAGTACAGAATCGCCCTTGACCTGCTGAACGCCGAGTTCCAGCCATGCCGACTTCACATTGACCGTGTTGACCGCTCTGACCCGAAAGGCGTAATAGCCCACTTCGAGATCATCAATGATGTAGGAACTGGACAAGGTTTCGCCGCGATCCGTCCACGGGCCAGCCGTAGCCGTTCCGGTCGCGTTGTAGGCTTGGCTTTGCACTTCGTACTTATAGACGAACGCATCCTCGGATCGCTCCCAGTTCAATGTCACTCTGTTGTGTAGCTGTGGCATGGCTTAGGCGTTGAAGTAGAGGGTTTCAGCGAAGGTCAAATTGGTCGGCGGCACAACAAAACTAGGGTCCGGCAAATTAGTATTTGGCGCAGTATCCACGACCGAGATCGTCCCGAAATCATAAACCGAATCTGCATATTCGAGCAGATTAATCGCAACTTCATCGCTATTCTTGAGCGAAATCGCCATTACGCGGAATTTCTTTTGCGTCCATCCCGGAGTTGAGTGCGTGACATAAACTACATCGCCAACCTCGCAGCGAGTCCCTTCGATAGTTGCAGAAAACTGAACCATGATCTGCTGCCGGGATTGGTTAAGCGCAATCGTAGCAATCTGAGCCGCCGTTGCCGCATCGGAGGTAAACGGTAGCTGAATCTCACGCTCTAGCAGTAGATTCGAGTCCTGCGAGCGCAAGGTAGTTGAATCAATGACAGCTATATCGCCTTGCCAATTCCGATCTGGATTGAAGAATTCAGCACGGATTCGGTTGTAGGTATTCTGCTTCGACCCCATCGAAATCTGCCAAGACCCGATAATGTTGTCTTCATCAAAAGTGAAAGAAGCAGTTTCTACCTTATCCAGAATAAGCTTGTACTTACCGCCGCTGAATACAAGGAATCCACGGCATGAGGTGAGCAATTCGCGGACGATCTCAAGGCTGGTGCGGCTAGTATCGACCACGCCATTACAGGTGTAGCGTTTAGCAGATGTTCCGCCTTTTGTGACCAATTCATCACAGTAATTTGCCGCTGCAATAAAGGTATCGTCATCAATCATGGTCTCTGGTATCGAGCGACCATAACGAGTGTTGGTTAAATAGTCGCGGATGCACAATGCCGGATTGTCTGACCATGCGGTAGAAGTGTCGCGCGGGTCATATACCTTCACGCCTTTGACAAGCGAAGTAATGATTGGGAGGCCGGACTCAAAAACTTCCTGATCGTATTTCAGGCGAGCATAGATATACGCTGTCCCTCGCAGTCTGTGAGCCGTAGTCCACGCGCTGATTGCATTTACTAATTCTTCGTCTGCTGCTTGATCGTCTGCGCCGGTATGAATCCATGCCTGTGCAAATTCACCGCCAAGCGTTTCGGCATAGGCATTTGTGCCTTCGCGCATCGTCATGGTGAAGTCGAAATAACCCTCACCACCGTTCGGCTCATAAATCTTGATGATGGCCTCGTAATTGTTGGAACTGCTCGGCTGCTGCACGATTGATACCGTTGAACCACCACGCTTGCTTGCGACAGATAGTGTCGCGTCATGCAGCTTCGCACCGGAGATCGAAGCCGTGTCGAATGGGGTGAGGTTGATCGTCGCACTCAGATCGCCATGCCAGCCCTCGGATTCGTACCCGCTTGGGCTTTCGTCATAGGTAATGCCAGCCGATGCCGCTCCAGATTCCAGCGTTCCAGATGTGCCAGAGCCGGAATAGGTCGGGCCGCCAGATTCAGCACAGCCGACTTTGATATAGAGAATGTGATCGACATTGCCACGGAAGCGAAACACCTGCTTGGTCTGCTCAACCACCGTCATGGGAGAGGTTGCAGCCTCGCCTGCGTATTTACTGTCGGTGATAGGTACATCATTCAGATATACCTGTTGAACGGTGTCGATTTCGCCTTCCGATAGAACCAAAACTTGATGCAGGTATTTGTTATCGGTTCCGCTGGATTCCATAAATATGCGGGTTCCACCGATTTTGCGAGTTCCGTAAATGACCGGAATCGCAGCAACAGGTGAGGCTTCGTTTGTAAGTAATCCTTGAGCCTTGTCATCCAAGCCCGGCATCGAAGGGGCATCTGGCGTAAGCCCTAGCACCTCATTCGCAGCATAGCTAATTGCCATTGAAACGCCGACAGCAACGGCGGTAAAGGCAAAAGTACCAGCGGCAAGGCCAATACCAGTAGCTACGGCAGCACCAGCCGCAGATGCGCCTACAGCAACAGCTACGGCGACCATCGAAGTACCTCGTCTATTCCTTGAAGGTTTTGCTGGTCTACAAGAATCACGCCATCATCATCCGTCACGATTGCTATTTTCCGACCCAGAAAAATACCGACAGAATGCCATCTTTTTTCGTGAGCCAGTCTGCGGGACATGATAATAAAATCGCCAGTTCTCATATAGGGCAAATCTACATTTACACAGCCTTCTGCGCGTAGATGATCTGCAATCGAGCCGTTCTGCCGCATATATTTCCATGCGGATTTTTTGTCATTCCATAAACCAGTCATGCGCTTTTTGCGGTCCCCGCCGAACATGGCATCCAGCGCGCCAGCAGCAAATAGCGGGCAATCGTTTTTCCCAAAGCAAAAAGGCTCACCGATAAGCGAGCCGACATACTGGTGAAGCGCGATTTCTTGGGTCGTGTTCATGTGCGGCCCCAGAGAATTTCCTTCGTAATCTCGGAAGCAAACTCAAAACCCATGTCCCCAGAAAACCAGATTTGTTGTTCTTCGTGATTAGTTTTGCGTCCGGGTCTTCGTTCAAAATCGACCCAAGCATTTGTACAGGTAACAGAAACAACCGATGTTCCTGCATCTGGATCTTCCGAAATGGACGGGCTATCCATGCGCCCATCAAAAATCAGAATCGGATCGGAGATCAATGCTTCCGTATTTACATTCAGAAATGCTTTGTAAATCTTGATCTGGCGATCAATGTAGGCTTCTGATAAGAATTTGCTAATATAAACCTGATCCACGCCAGACAATGAGATTGAAAGGCTGCTGACTACTAACTCGCTGGTTTCTTCTATGTCGCCAAAGCCCAATAAATGGCCAAGCGACACATATTCATTGCCATCATAAGTAACATTCTTGTAGCCATCACAAACATAAACCACGCCGCTATCGAAATGCAGCGACAGCAGATGAATCGGGAAATTCTGCTCGTTTCCTAATTCTGTGATAACAGAAGCCGATGCGCCGCGATCCATTAAACGACCTCAACTAAACTCATGCTGAATTCAAAGATATTGGGTGCGCCAGCTTCATATTCTGCAATATCATCAGCAAAACGGACGGTGAACGGTACATTGCCTGTGGTAATGGATTCGTTATCGCTCAAGTCTGCCTTAAGCGGTGGCTCAATAGTCAAAGTGCAATTTCCTGAGCCATCAGAAGTAGCATCCTCAACAACCATATAAACCTTGTTGTGGCCGCTAAATTTGATGTAGTCGCCAGCCTTTAATGCAGTAATCGAATTCGACCATCCATCAGTAACAATGGTGTTATCACCAGCCGTATGCGCCCCATTGACTAGCGGAGTTCCTGTTGCGGTTCCCTGTGGGCTAGAAACAGTCGGGGGATAATAAGTGAAAGTGTCATATTGGCCGCGCTGCTTTACCGCGAAAGCATAAATTGGGGCAAATTCGCTACGCGTCATAGGAGGAAAATCAATTTCCAAAAGCCAGCGATGCCCACCGCGGCGGCGGCGTTGTTCTTTCAGGGAGTGAGACACAGATATAAAGGTCGGAGATACCGATTTGACCTTGATCGAAGCCGCTTGTGGGCTAGTTGGGAAACTTCCACTCATCCGTTCGGCCCTCTTTCTCCGCGGCGGTTATAGGCTTGCTGAATCATACCGACAATTGCCGGCTTATTGGTCATCAAAAACTGTACGCCAGTCTGTGTATCAATCGCATTGATGTTGAAATTGACTACAGTAGGTGCTGAAACGCCGCCAGAGCCATTGTGGTCAATTACAGTTTCATTCGGGTGAAGAATAGCAGGGAAGCCTCCCCGACCGTCTAGACCGCCTGTACGCGAACCTGAGCCGGTATATCCGCCGCCAGCGAAACTAGCCCAAGTAGAGAGTGCTGTAGTCTGCTCAGAAAACGGCGTGGTTCCGTAGGTTGCCGCAGTCGCAAATTGGCTCCCTAGACTTCCAACAAATCCACCCAAAAAGCCTCCGGGTCCAGTCATTCCCATAAGGCTTTGACGGATTTGAATGCGGATCAAATCTGAAATGATAGACCGAGCCATATCCTTAAAATTCAGCTTTCCGGTCATCGTAAATTCAACGAGCGCATCTTCCATTGTTTTGAATGCGCGCGTTGTGGCCGATGCGATCTCATCGCTGACAGATTTGATGCCGCTGCGATAATCATTCATTCCCTTAGAAACGCCATCGACAATCTCTGCCGTGGTTTCCCAAGCCTTTTCTTTTACCTGTTCCATATCATCTTCAAACTGCGGAACATCAACCGCGATAACAAGTTCAGGCATTTCGATGAAATCAGCGGGAACCGGAGCAAAATCTCCGAATGTTCCAGGAGTCGTTATATCTTCCGCCATCATCCCCAATCTTTGGCTTTCTTGAATAGCCAAACCAAGAAGGGTAGTCAGACCAACAATGGCTTTGACCGCTGGGCCGCCCGGAGTCCACATTGCAGCAAACAGGGCAATAAGTTCCTTGTTGTTGGATTTTG